TTAATCAAACGTTTCTTGATCATCTTACGGACATACTTACCACCATGATTGTCTGGAGTCGGTTCATAGACACTTCTCTCAACAAAGTACCACCAACCAAAGATCTGTTCTGCCCAAAGTTTAAAAGTATCAAGAAGAACTAAATCCGCACCATCTGTAAGAGTTAACTCATTCTCGCAGTAGGCTATAAAGCCCTCAACTGCATCCTCATCATAATAGACTCCTCGATTTGCAATGAGATCATCTATTCGGTTCATCTCCATTGAAATCTCTTTGCAAACGGGAATCTGTCCGCTTAGAACATCTTCTCGAAATTGCGCATAGTATCTTGGAGTTGCCGTATTAGATAACCCCATATGAATCTAACCCTTCTTAGCGAGAACTTTCGCAATATCCTTTGCAAGCGGAGACTTCGAAAGTCCATACAGAGTACTAACAGTCGTACCAGCAGCAGCAACACCTGCCACTATCTTCATCCCTTTTTCCACTTTACTCGGATTCAGATTCCTGTACTGACGTTCCAATTGCATTCTTTGAGTGAGTTCTTTCAGTTCTGCATTAGAAAGATGTTTCACGCCCTTAGCATTTAATTTTCTGGCACGTTCGTGATCTGGCGACCCTTTTGGAACCGTTCTCTTAGCCTTACGAACTCCCCATTTCATTCCAGGAACACCGTAATGATACAATTCACTAATCGGTATCTCGGTACTAACTTTGGGAAACGAATAATCAGTATTCCCATACATATCGACCTGTTTAGGAGTACTATTCCGAATAAGATCACTAATAAGACTCTGCGCTTGACGCTCTTTGCTCAGCCGAACAAGGACTTCATCAAGTTCCTTATCAGTTGCATCCTTAATTGTTACTGTTTTGTCTGCCATTTACCCCTCCTTAGCTATCCAGTTATTTAACCGCCATTCACATTCTGTAATTTGACTCTTAATAGCATCAATCAGATAACCAGTCTGTGGCGGATCAAACACCAATCGAACTTTCAAATAAATATACGTCTTAACTAGATCGATGTCTGTTCGATCTCCAAGAAAATCCGACCACGTCTCAGTATCTCCCGTTATACTAAAACAACTAGTTGGCCCGACTCCCAATTGGAACAAAGTTGAGAACACCGAATTTATATTAATAACAATATCAGCATCGAACTGAGTATAACTCTCTTCGATGCCTAAAAGTTTCTTAATTGATGTGAGTATACTATCAATTACAGGAGAAACGGGATCTTCATCAGCCATAAACCCTCCTTTCTCACCAAAGACAAGTATCTCTTGTATATCTATTCTTTGGTAGATTCCAAACCAATGAAATATCGCCATAATGAAGAGCATTATGTGTTGATAGTCTTGTAGTAATCAGATTATCCTCATCAAATACACAGTCCGCACCATTATCTATATCTTCCAATGTAATCGGGTTGATGTGATGAATCATAAGACTACCATGAATTTCTAAACCAGGAATTCCAAGATCGCATCCGTTGTCTCGAAGAATAATCCCTCGACGAATATGTTTCCACATAGTGGAATGATACAGAACTTGATTGGCATATCGTTCAAAACCAAATGTCGGCTTTCCAACGATTCCATCAAGTCTAAGATATTCAAATCGCTCTTCAAATGTCTTCAAAAACTGAAGTTCTCTGTATGATTTAATCATCTTCACTTATCACCGGGTTGCCTGTATACATTCGCATCGCATTAAGCGCATTTGTATACAACTCCTCAACTCGTTTTGCCGATTGAATCGACTCAGTCTTTGCTGTTATCAAATCTTTCTGCTTTTCAAGAATCTCTTTCTCAAGTCGTTCTTTGGTAGAACCCAATTTTAGAAAGTGAGAGATCACTTGCGAACTTGCAGTCCCTTCTCTAAGCTGTTTCTCTGCTACATCAACAGCCAATGAGATCAATTGATTCTCTCGTGCCTCTGGTGTTTTAGCCGGAGGTCTCTTTCTTGTAGGCTTTTTAGTATCTTTATCTGCGGGCCTCAATACATTAGACCTCCTTTCTAGTGAGTTACAACATAGTTTTGGGAGTCGATAAGAAGCGACGACTAGCTTTCAGAACCCTTTAGGTTCACCTCCCAGACATTTACCCACTTCCCGCTAATCGCCGCCACTTATCGACTCCCAAAATTTCCCCCCGGAGAAAAAATGAGGAATCAGGCGATGCGGGTGGGGGGTGGCTTTCTGAGAGACCCCCCCACCCTACAGGAAACGTAATAACTTATTGTTCTTTCCTCTTTGTATTGACATTTATTTGCTAACGATCATTTAATCAGCGGTCTTGAAACTTTTTTATAAATTCCTAATACGTTGAAGGCAATGATCTCATCGATCGCTTGTTCTATTGCTGATGTTTCATCCTCATCAGAAAGTTCATCACTTGTCTTAACGATGCGGGCCAAGTAAGAACAAGTATAGTATCCTTTCGATTCATCAAACGCTTTCCATTCATCAAACTGTTCGAAAGGATCGAAAGGATTATCAGTTGTTGTTAGCATAACAGCTTCCATTCTACTGACTCCTTTCTTTACTTTCTTTATCTATAGCAGTTGATAAAGTCTTAACAGATACACCTAAGATCTCAGCAACTTGTGCTCTTGATGCGCCACTAGATAGTAACGACTTTGCTTTGTTAAGATCTGTAGCAGAGATAGATGCTGTCTTACGTGGCGTTGCTAATTGCTTAACCCTATCCAAGTTACTATTCTGTATAATCTGTGTTAACTTAGATGTACTGACAGCGCCTGCCTGAATAGCCTCCCATTCTTTATCTGTTATATCAACTAATACTTTCTTTGCTCCTGTTCTAGTACGAGCTTCAGCTAAAGCCTGATTTCGTACCTTTTTAAGTTCCTCATTTGTCATGTCAGGGGAGGCCTGTTTTTTTCTACTAACTATGGAGTTAGCAAGAATTTGTGCTTGCCTCTCCAATGGTTTATTCTTAAGAGCAATGTTTAACTTAGCATTAAGCGTTGATACTTCAGAAGCATAGACCTTCTTAGCTGATGGGCTATAAGGAGTGGGCTTAATAGAAAGAGTGTTCTTCCTAGCGGTATTAGCTAAGCCCTTAAGCGCATTAGCATACTCAGCATATACATTCTCAATAGGACGGCCAGAAGAAAGTGAATATGCATCTTTTGCTTCTGCCATTTTTGTAGAGGAGAGGGTTCTTTTTACAGTCTTCCCCTTACGGTCTACATAAGTAATGCCAGTTTCTGTGTAGACTTTCTCCCCTGTCTTTTTATCAATAGGACCACCTTCTCTTACACTTCTTAACTTACGATCAGGAACTCTAATCTCGGATGATGCTTTTGAAATAAGCGTTGACGCACCACCTCTTTTATTGCCTTGATATTTTTCACTAAGGGCAGCAATTCCATGATCAATATAGGACTGTCGATAATCTAAATTATGTTTCTCTGAATCAATGACAACCATTGAATGCCTAACAGCACGAGCTATTTCATTAGTACTTGCACCCTTAATAGTCATATCAGTAATTAGATTAGAAACTTCACCCATCTTTGTTTGTTTAGTTTTGGGATTAATCGGAGGAATTTTCGAATCTTTAGGAATTCGATAGATCTCAATGGGATCAAAATCTTGTAAACCTTTTAAAGATGCTGAAGTTTTAATATGACCTTGATTATTAGGAATCACTATAACTGAATCGCCATCGAAGTCTGCTCCGGACAGTTTTTTTGCAACATTTGGATGAATACCAATAGCGTCTGGCGCGTTCTCCATAACAGATTTTGCTGCTTTAGACTTATTATTTACAGTAAGCTGGGGGATTTCAAACGTCCCACCATGTGGATGCCGAATAAGAACCACAGACTCGCCATCTCGAAATGTCGGTGCATAAACTTCATTATCTTTTAAAGTTGGAATTGGTAATATAACTTTAGATGCTTGTCTTGGAAGAGCAGCAGCTTTCAAATGCACAGCAGATGCATCACAATCATCAGCAAAAGAATTAAGAAGTTGTTTCTTAATTACTGGATTTGTGAGCTGCATTATTTCATCATATTCTTGCTGTTTCTGTTTTAAAGCTAATCCAAGTTGTTTTTTTGCCAAAGGAACAGTTTGTTTAGAAAGAACCTGAGAAGAAATGGTTCGAGACCATTTATCCCAATCCCCTTCTTCATTTACTATATTCAAAGCCCCATGTTGGCGTTTAATAGTCGATCCAAAAGGATTATCAGGCTCATCTTTCAGAGCTTTTAGAGCATCTAATTTATTACCGGTATTATGTTTATTTGTATTAAATACTATATCTATTCCATCAGGCATATCATCTTTATAGATGGCCATGCCTTTTAGATAATGTGTACCATCAACTGAGATTCGAACCTGTGCGTATTGAGATTTACCAAGATCTAAGTCTTTTACTCCTCGACGAAGTTCTATAACTCCATCCTTTTGACTTCCGCCAGTTTCAGCATAATTAATATCTATTCTACTAGATTTAACACTTTGAATGGGTTTAAGACCAAGATCAGTATGGTATGTTCTACCATAATCCTCTGTATATGCGGTAACAGGTTGAATCTTACTAACATCTCGAACAACTTCTGACCATGTTGTATCTGGCGCCCCTAGCACTTTAACAATAGTGAATTGACCCGGCATACCAAGCTGTTCGACATTAACTCTATGAATCTTATAGCCTTGTTGCTGTAATTCGGCAATAGCAGTATTAAGTTTTGTTCTACTGACACCCATATAATTCTCAACACCACTACCAACATCAACAAATCTTTTTTGATCGACAGCGTCTTTCAACATGTTAGCGGTGGCCCGAGTTACAGAAGCTCTTTCAGCTAAAACAGGGTCGAGTAAAGAACGAACAGATGATTCATTGAGGCCCATACGTCGACCAATCTCCATATTGGAGTAGCCTTTATCTTTAAGTCGAATAGCTTCTGACATATTAGCATTTCTTTCTTCAGCTTTCTCTAATGATAGTCTTGCACGAAGTTGCGTTGTAGTCATCCCTTGACCACGAGCAATTTCAACATCAGATAAGCCTTGTTTACGAAGTTCTTTGACGTGGCTACGAAAACTAGTATGTCTTTGGGGATCTCCGCCAGACCCCCAAGGATATCTTCCTGAGCGTCTTGGCAT